TCCACCACAGGAGTTGCCTTGGCAATTGTTGCCTTGCCCGTTGTCGCCATTTGCGTCTCCTTGTCCATTGTCGTCCCCTATTTGACCTGTGTCAGGCCCACTTGCTTGTGAGTACGCAGGTGACGCAATCAATGCGCCAGCCAGAAACAGTGCTGCAGTAAGTTTAGTCATATTTAGTTCTCCTTAGTTTCAAGATATTGACCAAAGGAATATTGGTCATGGTTGACTAGCTCGACAGTTAAGAAATCAACTGTAGCCTCATAGCCTCCTATGTATTCGCCATTGATAAAGACGGCTGGTACAGTTCTGATATGTTGGCTGTCCAAGAAGCGTCTTAGTTCAGTTGAGCCCTGATGGTCTATTGAGCACACAGTGGCGATCAAGCCTTGTTCAGCTACAAACGCACGTACCTTAGTGCACGACTCACAGTGAGCCTGAGAGATGATTGTGATGTTCATAGTGCACCTCCAGCTTTCAAATGATCTTTCATCCATTCAGCAGATACTCCTGTAGGCAACAGGAACTTTGTCACAGGTGTATCAGGTTTCATGCTGACGAACATCCTGTCCAAGTCCTCCTTATTTTTGAACACTAGGTAGGTATTCCTTGAAGTTTTGGCCTGTATGAAGTACGCCAGTTGAGTGTTGTACCCCATGCTCATAATGTACCAAGTCATGTATCCTCCGATCTGCTGACCATCAGCAAACACTTGGTTCATCGACATCTCCCTGTCATCAGTCCAAGCCCTGTGGAAGGCAAGTACTCCTTCGACTATCTGACGTTCCCCTCCAAGGAAAGCGAAGGCACATGCACTGACGCACCTGTCGCCCTCCACTACAGCTGCACCCAACTTCAGTTCATTGAACAGCTGTCCCAAGAGGATACCCTCAGAGAACAGCCCTCCATTGCTATTCAAGATAACCATAGTGGTCTGGGGGTTGCTGTCCATATACAGCCGCATCTGCTGGGTCAGACCAGACTTGAACTCCCCCTTGATCAGTACTGCATCGTTGTCGATCTTTGTTATCTCATGGGCCTTGGCTAGAGTAGTGAAGAAAGCAAATGCCACAACAACAATCAGTACAACTAGGGCAGTTAGTTTCCACGGCGTTTTTACATCATTAAACATATTCAATCCTTAGGTTAGGTCTACAATTTCACAGCTGTCACCAGAACACGCTAGTGTCTGACTTCCTGCTGTAGTGTCTTCGGTTTCGTAAGTGTTCAACAGCCACCAGTCGATTGCTTTGGGCGACAGTCTCTTCATCTCCACATATTCTTTCCAACTTACCTCTTGATAAGGAGCCTGTTGATATGTGTGTTCGTTGAGTGGCAGGAATGATACCCCTGACATTTCATCGAAGTGCTCATACACAAAAGCACCCACAGCCATCCATTCATCTTTCTTGACGTTGATGGTCACACTGGGCTTATGCTCACACCAGTGCCTCTGGTACACCAGCCACGTCTCCAGCTGGTCGAGAGCAGATACGTCATCATTAGTGACAGCTGACTTAGGTGCTGCCACAGGGAAGCTGAACACTGTTGTCTTCTCTGGGTTGAATGCCTCAGGCTCCCAAGGGATACCGGAGTCCTTCATGAACTTAGTCATAGGGTCCATATTGTCCCCACGAACAGTGCGTACATAATACCTAGAATAGCGAGTGTGGATACCGGATGCAGAGTCAACCAGTTGCGAGACCGTTCCACTAGGCTTAACACAAGTGATTGCAGCAGCCACAGGGATACCAAGACGGCCAGCCCAATCTTTGTTAGTACTAATAGCGATATCACGAAGATGCGCAAGAGTGCTCTCCAATCCTTTGTTCTTGGTTGTTGTCAGTTTGTTATCCATGATACCTGTCAGAGACACGCCCAGCAGACGCTCCTCTTCAGTGTTCTTCTGCCATACCTTACGCAAGTACGGGAAGTGTGTGTACGTGGACTGTATGGTCCCTAAGATGGTTGCCAGACGTACCTTGCGCTCCAAGTCTTCAATGGTATCGGTTGCACGTATGACGACCTCTGTGAGGTTGCAGAACTGGTAAGGACGTAGGATGATCTCTGAGCAAGGGTTAGTCCCAAAGCTATGGTTAGTATCACGACGACCGTTACGTCCAGCTTGTTTGACCGATGCTTCACGATTGAATATCCCCCTTTCACCAGAGCCACTCTCCATCAGGTTGAGCCACTCACGCATGAAAGCATTCATGTCAGGCTTGGCTGTATATGCCACACTGTTGTTAGCCAGTGCCCTCTGTGGATTGTTGGTCCACCAGTCACCTGACTTAGCTGTTGCCATACGTGTGGAGCTCAAGTTACTCAGGCTGATCATAGCTGACCGGCGTACACCACCGACAACAACAATCTCCCCGACCTTACACATGATATCATGACACTCAAGGTCAGTCAGCTTACGTCCAGCAGCACCTTTGAATATCTCAATGGTGAAGTTGAACAGGTCAACCAAAGGGGCAGGTCCACTAGCACGCCCACCAAAGGTCTTCAGGGGAGCGCCGGCAGGACGAACCTTACTGGTGTCCCACGAAGGGATGTATCCTTCCCACAGGTCCTGCAGCAGTTGCTTGTAAGCCCTAGCCCAACCTTCTTTGCTGTCTGCAACAACGATCGTACCTGTAGGCTTGAACTCAGCAGGTACAGGTGGCAGCTTTTCAATCTCATCACGTTCGACACTGAAGCCAACACCAGTCCCACACAACAAGATGAACATAGCCTCATCAAATGACCTTGGGTGGTCAACAGGAAGATAAGAGCAGTTGTACATGCAGGTGTTGTCACGATTGGCAGCCTTACCAGCAGTCATCAGTGCTCGCATACTGGGCATGATCTCTAGGTTAAGGATGGCATCGTAAATGGCATACTGAGTTTCGTCGTCCAGTATAGGGCATTTTTCTCCCAGAGGCTTAACTACGTTGTCCATGTAGCGGTCAACAGTCTCAGGTAAGTTCTCTCGTCGTCCTTTCTCAGGCAGCCATTTGGCATACCTGCTTTTGTGGATGAATGTTTGGTAGTCAGTCGGTAGATGGTTGTTCATTTGCTATCTTTCTTTGCTTATACGGGTTCGCGTATATAAGTGAATTATACGGGTTCGCGTATAGTCACTATTGGGTACGTTGTTTACCTGTAGTCTCCACTTCCACCAATCACACCACGCTCCATACGTGACTGCAATTTAGTTAAGTTGCCTCCAGCTGCATCTTCCAAGTCGATATCCAAGTCAGTTGCTAAGGCTGCCAGATACCACAGGACATCCCCCAGCTCTTTGGTCAAGCCCTCTGTGTCCAGTTCTGTACCATCGCGGTAGTGCTTCTTGACCTTGTTCAGCACTTCGCCAACCTCGCCGGCCAGCCCCATTGCAGGGTACATTACCTTCAGGCTGTCAGAGTAGATAGCTGTCTCAGATGCAGCCAGTTGGTATTCCTCAAATGTAGTCATCTTCATATCCTTTTTCTTACTTTCTCGTAGTTCACCTACGTGTTGGTTAAAATACTCTCTTTCCTTGGTTTCATCCCAGTGTCCTTCAGACGCTAGGTTTAGGCCATATACGTAGTCGTCATAGTCACCAACATCCAAACCTACTGGGAGCAATATGTACAAAGTCCCCTCATCAGGCTTCACTACTTCAATCCACCAGTCTCGCGAGTCCTGTACTGAAATCTTCACTTCAGGTCTAGGTTCTGCGATCGTTTTTCCCTTATTAGGTCTCTCAGGCATACTCTTACTTTCTCGTAGTTCACCTACGTGTTGGTTGTATTCGTTAATTGTAGTGGTGTTTGAATTAAGTCAATCCTATTAACCATTTCAAGTGCTGTCATTGGGTGCCTAGAGTGGCTTAAGGCTACGTTGCAACTGTCGGCAGAAGCGAAAGGCCATCGTCTGCCTTTTACCTTGAGACCCCGCATCATGTGAACCCAGTTCCTATTGTTTGTGCGTTCAAGGGCCTCCCAAGCCTCATCTGCACGTTTTTGCCATTCCGGGGAGTTCACCTTCCAGTATTGGCCGGATGAACCAAAGGCAATCCTTGGATATTCATCCGACAACTCCAAAAGCCAGTCGATAGGTAAGTCCATGTGCCAAACGGCACAACTCAGGTGACGTGGGTAAGGCCACTGTCTAAGGTAGACAGACTGTTCATCAACATCACCCCCGATTACATCAGGAATTACTGCCCAGTTGGCACCAAACAATTTGTCCTCAAGCCAATCGTAATAGCCGTTTGGGTCAAAGGCCTTTCCTTTTGTGTAAGCAGAGAAGGCTCCGTTGTCCCACATGATCGACTGAGCGTTACCAATTAGCCAATCTACATCCCTTGGGTGGGCATGTGAGACACAGAAGTTCTTTCCTGCCAGTGTCATTAACTCACTCTTAGGCGTCAGTGGTGTTCCGTGGTAGTGAAGCATTTCTAGTCCTCCAAGTTAAGTACACGGCTACAGCCAGTGTTGCATACAACTTCCCAAGCACATTACCAGCAGAGAAGTCTAGTGAACCAAATGCAATGTAGACGAATAACATGCTGTCAACGATTGCTCCAGCAACACCAGACAACAGCACAGCAATGTTACGGCCACGCTCCCTCAGCCAAGTGTAGACCGTTGTGTCCAGAAGTTCAGACACAAGGAAAGCCACCGCACTTGCCACTGCAATGAATGGGTCAGCAAGAAGGAACGACAGCAAACACCCTGCCACAACGGCAACAACAGACCACCGCCAGTTAGTCATCTCTTGTAGCCAATCGCGTAGGACCAGCGCAACACCAATCATAAGCACCCCTGACGGAGCCATCAACCCAAAACCCATAGGGATTAGACAAGGGCCGTTGTCAATACAGACCGTACCTACGTTACCTATTAACCAGTTGGCCGTAGGTACTGTTAACATAAATGCCACAAAGACGCATAATTTACTAAGCATATTCTCTCTCCAATGTTTCCATGCTTACCCACTGAGGCTCATACAATCCTGAGCCATCGATGTTACGTTTGACTACAACACCCTTCCACCATTCTCCGTTTGACTGGCCAGCCCAACTCTCATCACCGCCTTTGTAGCAGCCGACGACAGCACCAATAGCATTAGCTTCATCCTTGAAGTACATGCCCCGCTTGTGGCTGTGGCCTACCGTTGCTGATCTATATCGCTTCTGTACCAATCCGTAAGCATGGTGCACGCCAGATATAGCGCGACCAAAGTTACCAGCGCCAATATAGTGAGCGTAATCCACCCCATCAATATTGGCAATTGCAGGAGCCCCGTTATGATACCCGTGATACTCATCAAACCACCTATGAGTATTAAGGTGATCAAAGCTGATGCCATAACGAGTGCCGTGGACCCTAGGATCATGAGAGATAGCAGTTTTAATTCGCGTCTCATGGTTCCCCTCGAAGCCGATGAACTTGGGTCTACGTTTCTTTGCCTTATTGAACTCATGTCTAAGTCGCTCCTGTGAGTCATTGTAGATGTTGATATCAGCCTCATAATTTTGGCTGACGATAGCCTCAGGTTTACGTCCATCGTAGGAGTTCAAGGATGCCATGTCAGCACCGTCACCTAGGTCAACCACGTAGTCAGGCTTGATGTCGTATAGGAAGCGCCCCAGCCAACTAAATCGTTCGTTGGACACCTCTGGTTTAGCGTGTCCACATGAGAACACGACTGCTGTTTTATTAGTGGACACTGTTAGTACCCTCCTCATCGCCTAAGATGGCAAGTTTGATTAGTGTTTCTACAATGACATTAGCTGTACTCTCTGACATTGGTTTAGATAGGTCAAGGTGGTTAACTGTTTGGCCGTTGATGGTCACACGGTAACCTTCCTCGTCTTTGATCATCTCAATCTCTAGGTCTTCTGCCTTAACAATCTGGGTCATAGTCGTGCCACTCCTGTGCTTCATCAATATCAAACTCTTCATCGTAGTCAAACTCTCCAAACTCAAGGGCTCCCCAAGTTTTGAACTGTTTGATGTCCGCCAGTGCATCTTCGTAGTTGTCGTAGTACACTCGATCTTCGTAGTAACTACGGGGCTCGTCAGTCATGAGATACTTGACCCACACTTCGTTGCCGTCAGAGCATGGGTCACTCATGATCATAAGAACTGTTGTATTCATTTCTTAGGCCTTTCTTTTATCCATCGCCAAGGGATTGTCCCGTCAGCAAACTCAAAGTTATGTTTGTAACACCAGTCAGCATAGGTAGTCTTCGATTTCTTACTTAACTTCTGGCGACTGTTGCTGAACACAAACCGTATGTCCAAATCAGGGTGCTGTTCTCGTACCAGTAGATGCTTGGCACGATCTGAAGGAAGGAAGCGTCCCTTAGTTTCTACATATATGCCGTTCGATAGTCGAAAGTCCGGCGTGTATGTCTTAGGCTTAGGAATGTATGGTATCTTGTGCTTCTCATACTCATACTCGACACCTGCCTTGTCCAACAGCTTGGCATTGTCCTGTTCGAGACCAGATCGGAAACCTGCCCTCACCGCCCGTTTTCTTACGTAACGTCTCACATCTTGTCTCCAACCGTACGGGGCTTGATAAACTTTTCCCACTCATCGGGGGTCATATAGTCCCCTAAAACAAAGTACAGGGACGCAATCCGTTGAGCGTTGTTGCCACGGGTCTCATGAAGATCTAATTGGCGCTCTACGTGATCTAAGTAAGACACAAGTTCCTGCTTTACAAGCTCTGATACTTGGTCCTGATCGATAGTGATTTTAGGCATCCTCATTCTCCTTTGGAGGTTCCCACATCTGATCGTCGTAGCGCCGTAGCCACAACAGACGTGCATTCTCAATTAGACAGTCAACATCACCTTTGTAACCGCCTTCACCTAGGCACAACAAATAGAGCTCTCGCTCATCAGTCACACCGTCTAACAGCTTCTCAGCCTTCTTGATACCAATGCCCTTAGCACCCTTAATGTTGTCGGCGGTGTCACCTGTCAACAGCTGGGTGTAGAAGAACTTGGTGGCAGCCTCTTCAGACTGTTCAACAAGGGTATCATGGTTCCAGTTGTAGTGCGTACAAGGTAACTGCAAGAAGTCCTTATCAATTGAAGCAACCGTACAGAGGTAGTCAAGCGAGGCAGCCATGAT